GCTTTGTAGTCTCTATACCGTCTGTCTAGCCAGTCTACAAAACTATTAATCTAGAATATTATTGATTATAAAAGAAAAAGGGGCCTGTGTAAACACAAGCCCCTTTTGTGGAAAGACTTAAATTATTAAGCCGCTCCTGGAGTTCCGAAGATTCCTCTAGGATCAGACCAACCGAAGCTGTATCTTTCTCTAGCTTTGAATCTAACGTTACCAGTATCAAAATCACCCTCAATGGCTGTTTTGATTGGACTTCTAACGAATTCTTTTAATCCGTTAGGAGCGTCAGTAATAATGAAGAACGCATCCGTGTCAGTTAAGAAGTGATTAACTCTGTAACCTTCAGGGATCATTCCCATATTCAACATAGCATTAATATCATTCTTAGCGAAGTTATTAGTCTGATTTGTTGATAAAGGAGATTTTAAAACTCTCTCAGCAGTAAATTGTAATTCTTTTGGAATAATCAATTTTCTACCTTGTAGAGCGATTTTCAATCCTCTTTCATCTACGAACCCTGCAATGTCAATTAACGATTGTTCTAAAGAAGTTTCGTTAAGATCGGCTGCAGTTGCTAGAATGTTTGAAAATGTTGATCCGTTAGCAAGAGGATGGTTATTAGCTAAAAGCTGAACGCCATCACCTCCTGTGTATGCAGAATCAAAACCATTATTCAAAATGTTAGCTGCTATTGTTTGTTTAGTTTGTGACATTGAACGAGCTAAAGCTCTAGTGTATCTAGAAGCTAATCTATCGTACAAGTTATCTTCAATCGCTTCCTCAGTTATAGCAAATGCTAATGCAATTGTTTGATGAGTGTATCTTGAAGTGTAGGCTTCAGAAGCTTGATCGAACTGCACTCCTGCACCTTCTTGTTTGATAGCAGCACCTGCGAAACCTGTTAACATTACTTCTTCTTCAAAAGCTCTGTCTGAAGATTCAGATGTAAAGATTTCTGTGTGCTCGTTGTCGTATCTGTTGTATTCCAGGCCGAATAGGGCATTCAATCCTGGCTCTAGTTCTTTAACTAGCTGTGAACGTGATATAGCCATAGTTTATTCTCCTATTATAGTCCTGAAGTAGCTGATCTATAGAAGTGATTGTTAATTCTAACAAGCACGTTCGCATTAGATACAGCTGCATCGCTGTTAAGTACGTCGCCTGATATATCAATTGCTTGAACTAAGAATGTCGAAGCCGTTCCTGAATTCGCAATATCTAGTTGTACATATGATATACCTGTTTTAGTATTTCCAGTCTCATTTGAGATTGAAAAGTTTTTAAAGATGTCGGCAACTGCAAATACGCCATCAGCATTTATTTCAAACACTGTGTCTGGGCCATCAATTACGAAAGCGATAATATCGCTCGCAACTGTTGAACCTGGAAGATAATTCTTCCATGTTGGTTTTTGCGTTGTTGGATCTGTATAAAAACATCCATTGAAAACTCCCACAACAGGTGTAGATGTATTAGCAACAGCTCTTCCAACATTACCAGAAGCGAATGGGATTACCACATCACCTTGATAAATATTAGTAGAGTTATTGTTTGCTACTCTATATCTGTTTTGAGCGTTAATGAATGGACTACCGTTAAGTTGTCTACTTGGTCTAAGACCAAATCTTTCTGTTACGTTTGCCATTTATTTTATACTCCGTTTATTTTAATTTAATTTACAGTAGTTGACTTTTGCCAAAAATTTATGACTTTCGTCCACCACCAAAAGTTACACGGGATTGTCTATCAATATTGATAGGCATTCCTGGTCGTTGTTCCTTCATTAGATCGGCATCTATCGCATTAATTCTATCCTGAGTAATTCTTTTAAAATACTCGGAACGACTTTTGACAATCTCTTCAGGTATCCTTGCCAACACAAGGCCGCCAACCCCTACTAACCCAGCATATTTTCCCTCAGCGATTATTGGATAGTCATGATCACCCATAGAATTTTTAATTTCTTCGGCTCTCACAAATTCCCAACCTTCTCTGAGTTTTTTAGATACGTTTGCCGTATCCTGAAAACCCTGCGATTCTGTTCTAATCCATCTGTGAACAAAACCCGCTGGTGCTTTAGGTGCATCCAGACTTGACGGTGGAGTCCAAGGCTTCTTACGAAG